CTCCGGTGATGCTGCTGCTGCTGCTGCTGCAGCTGCTTGCTCCGGTGATGCTGCTGCTGCAGCTGCAGCTTGCTCGTCCATAAACTTAACGAGGTGGGGGGCCGCATGTATATTTTCCGTAATGCTCATCAGTTGGGCAGCCGAAATAGGGCTGCCCAAAAAAGAAGGAGTATTGGAGTTTATCACCCCCAGCTCAGTTTTAGAAACAAAAACACCAGAATTAAATAGAGATTCATACTGAAAATACGACACCATTATTGGTTCATCAAATAAGCCTGCTTTTGGAGCAAAAACCCCCTCTGTGACTGTCCGACGCGCGGGAGGTGTCAGTTTATCTGTCCAATTTTCACAAACAACCGTCGGACCAAATAAAGAGGCTATACCCGCACACCATTGATCAATAGTATGAAAGAGGATTAGTTTTGTTGCAATGGATTCCGAGATAGCTTCATTATAAGATAAAATTTGACCAAAATCGGTGCATCCCTTCACTACCAGAGGTTTAAAGTGGTTCCAAATGATATCAGGTGTGTTACGACAGTACATAACCTCATAATCGGAGTATCCGCTCCTGGCAGTTTGGAATTTAGCACGAGCCCCACTTACCACCGCATCTCTATCTGGGGCCGCGTAGTCGTCCGCTTGCCCAAACCACTCACTAATTGTAAGCGTTATCACCGGTTTGTATGGGTCGACGATTGTGGTGTCGCCTGCTGCAGCTGCAGCAGCAGCTGCAGCATCCCAGACGGAAGGAGCAGATTTGTAAGATATTCTCATAATTGTGTTATGGCCGATTCTAATCTTAAACTCCTTCTCGGCATCTTTCTCTGGCACCGTCATATGAATTTTTAGCGCTCGTTGCAAATCCTCCGACTTTATATTATTCAATAGATCTGAAGTCGGTAAAGGCCCAGAGCTACCGGCTTGTTTGCCTGCTTTTATCAGGGCGTCTGCTGTTATCAGGTTTTCTCTGTTGAGTGAGCCAAGGCTTTCGGCCTTTTTGACGACTGCGCGCGCTTGCGGCTCTGTAAGTTTTGTGTGATGTTCCAGTGCTGTCACCCATATCTCGGTTAATTCGCTCTGGATTGTTGTCTCTACATTTCCAGCTTGAGCTCCATCATAAATAGAAGCTAATGTTTTGATAAAAGTAAACTCATAGGCATCACCTAGTGTTTTATTTTTCATAGTATTGATTAAATAACCTGCACTTCTAGTTTTAGATTGAGCATCAACATATAACTCAATCTTGTTGATACCGGGGGCCACATCATATAATGTTAAATCCTTCGCCTCCGTCAAAATATTGGAAACTCGCTCAAGATGATGATCGCTGCATCGTTTGCCCGACTCCAATAACTTTTGTTGTTTTACTGCAAAAGAACTGAGAGGGTTATCTTTTATAATTTTCACCCAGTTTTTTTTGACACATAAGATATTTATAATTTCATTCATTTCTTTTGTTAATAGCCCGTTTATTACTTTAGATATTGGGATATATTGTTCTAATCCTAAACATTTCAGTACTAATCTAAAGTACTCTTGTAGGATGGGAGCGCCGAAGCCCCTCCCATGACGGAAAGAGATGAAATCATCATCATTCGTCGAGTCGGTCGGTGTCCCCAAGGAGGTAATTATATACATTATTACAAAAATATAATCATTATATTTTTGCACTTTCATCAAGTCATCAGTAATAAACAACCGTGCCGCCGTTTGCAAAAACTCTATTGACTCTTTTTTGCCGGTGGGGGCCTTAAACAACGAAGCATGCGTGCTCCATGATACATTCAAATATATTTTGATGGTAGATCCAGTGGCGATCTTTTTGGCTCTCTTCCGTTGCGACCGGGGTATTTCGACTGGCGGCTGGGGTTCCTTCATAAAATGTATCTTATTCCCCGAGTCTTTCAAATAACAATCAATAAATGTAAGTAAAAGGTGGTATAGGTCCCAATGAGGGTGGTATAGGTCCAAATGAGGCTGGCTCGGTTGGTTCGAAGACGTGCATAACAACATCTTAATTAGCCACTTTATATCGTGCAGATATTGGGTAATCAACGTGTTTGACATTTGTGTGATTTCAGTCTTGTTAGGCGGGGGATCCTTGTTGGATCCGCGTCCGCCAGCAGCAAAATCATGTAAACCATCTATTAATAATAGGGTTCTTAATAGAGCCGCCGCCTTAAACTGCTCCTCAGCCTTCAGGAGGAGATTTTCATCGATGGGCTTGAAATCAATATTCTTCTTGTCTCCTACTTCTCCTGCCATATCTGCATAGTCTTCTTCCTCCTGCTGCCTTAGGCAGTAGCCTTGCGCTTGAAAAGTTTCTAATAAATCAACAACGTGTGTGTGTGTGGTCGTCTCTTCCTTTGCACTCATGACGACGTCACCTTCCTCAGTGAAATCTGCACAGAAAGCAGATGGATCTTCTTCATCCCTCCAGAAAGCAGATCGGATGGCTTCATCTTCATCCCTCCAGGGATGACTGTCGATTATAATTAATTCATTATATAACTTCATATATATAAATACAATAAGATAATATAATATTATTAAATACTAAATTTAATATTATATGTCCAACAAAGAATTATATGGAGAGATTTTTACCCCTATTTCTCTCATTGACCAAATGTGTCATCTTCTGCCCGAGCACGTCTGGACCGACCCATCTCTCACTTGGTTAGATCCGGGGTGTGGTCCAGGATTATTTTCTATCCAAATTTATCTCCGTCTATTTAGGAGTAAAGGTTGTCTTAATGCGAAACATATTATCAATAACATGCTTCATATGGTAGAACTGAACCCAAAACACATACCTTTAGTGTATGATATATTTAAAACACCTAATCTATATGAAGGGGACTATCTCTCTTGGAATCCAGATAAACAATTCGATATTATTATAGGTAATCCGCCCTTTAATCATCGTGGGCTCATAAAAACGCCAACTTCCAAACTGGAAAAAGGCAAAGATGGAAAAGCGGTTTGGAGAGATTTTATTCGCAAATCTCTCCGCTTATTAACATCTGGTGGCTATCTATGCTTTATTGTTCCGTCCATCTGGATGAAACCCGACCGCGAAGGCATCTACGACCTGTTAACCTCCTATAAAATCCATAAAATCCATTGCTTCAATAATACCCAAACCAATAAACTATTTAGGGGAGAAGCCCAAACTCCCACATGCTTCTTTCTACTGCAAAAAATACCTACCGACCATACCACTCTATTATGGGATACATGCCTGGAAAAATATATTCCATATTCTCTCCAACTACCTATTCCCGTATTTGGTTAAGGCATCATTGCAAAATTCCTAAAAAAACTCACACCATCCTCCCGCTTCCACATAATAAAAACCTCCATGCCATCCACCAAAATTACCCTCAAAGACGACGCTAGCCTCCCATACAAAAATATACATACGTGCAGACTGAATGGGATAACCCCAACACTAATCTATACCTATTCTGATTTACCGTGTCCGCATTATGGAAAAAATAAATTAGTAATGGCACATGGTATGTATGGGTTTCCCTACTTGGATATATCGGGTGAATATGGCATCTCTAATAGAGATAAATATGTAATAGTGAGAGAGAAGGAGGAAGACTTGAAGAAATTAGCGGCGTTTTTTTCTACAAAAACCGCCCTCTATTTATTTGAAGCGACCCGATACCGAATGAAATATTTGGAAAAATATATTTTTGAATTAATTCCAGATATTTCTACCTTGGAGGATTTCCCCCCAGAAATTAACGATGACACCATCGCTACCTATTTCTCTCTTGACGCATCCGAGAAATACGCGATACAACAACTTCATCAGAGAGAATATAACATTACGGAGGGTTAACGCCTTTTCTTTCTAGAACGCCTTTTCTTTCTAGAATGCTTGTTCTTTCTAGAATGCTTGTTCTTTCTAGAACGGCTGTTCCTCTTGATTCCACTGGCGGCAACTACGGTAGGCCATGTATTTGGAGCGGTGTCACGTATATCATCAACCCTTTTTCGTGTGAATTTAATAGTCTTTAATAAAGAGCCTGTTCTATTTTTTAATGAATTATACATGTGTTCTAATTCTTCTTCTTGAAAAGTAAGTCTACTGTCTAAAGTGGCTATTTTTCTCTGGAGAAGGTTAAGAGCCAACGGAATAAACGGAGAAGAGCTATTTGGCATATATATATATATGATATATTAATTCTCCATATTATTTAAATAATTCTCCATAATATTGGATAGTAGGTAATGAAATCCTTGTGGAAAACACAAGGTTATTATATGGTGGATAATTTTTTCCCCGATATACAAAAAACACTGCAACGCCTTGAAACAATACCCTTTCCGAATACACACGATTTCGGTAGCCATAAGGGAGTGTTAGAATTTCCCACGGAGCATGATTTTCTGAATGATATTACCCTTCATCCCGACCTCATTGCTACGTGCCAACACCTATTAGATTCAGAGGACATTCGGCTTATCCAATCTGATATTTGGTCTAAAACGAATGACCATACCAATCCCGTAAACTCTAACCAAGACCAACGTATGCATATGGATTATCCGAATAATTACCTGACGTATCCACCCGATTGGAATAATCCTGAATCCGTCGCTATTATTATTTACTACAGTGATTCGGAAAAGTGTAGTGGAGGGACTAGACTAGTTCCTAAGTTAGGCGATTATGACCCCCTATATAAAGAACCATATGATAATATTGCTGGACTACGCGAATATCCGTTCAAAAATGATAAAACATTGGTGGAACATTACTTTAAAATCCATCATCCAACCGTCTATTCCTTTCGACAACATTTATACGAGAGAGAAATATCAATACCATTTAAACCGGGTAGTGTTCTGTTTTATAGACATGACCTTTGGCACCGAGGCACCCCGACTAACCCAGGACATACCCGAATCGTCCAAAATATAGGGTTTAAAAAGGCAAACTGCGATTGGATCACCAGTTGGAATAAGGGCTGGGCGAGGAAATTATGTGATTATACAAACCCACTAGAGAGATTCCTAATGAAAAGTAGTAATGCACAGAGAGTTTGCTTGGGTATTCCAGATAATAAAAGTAAGTATTGGACAGAAAAAACACGTAACGCAATGAAAATGCGATATAATCTTAGTAACTTATAAATATTTATCTTAGTAGAATATATACTTATGGAGTTACCCAACTTTATATTGAAGCAGTTTTTAATTGGTGGGATTACCTTTACTACTTATGCTCTCATTATTAAATATGGATTTCCCGATATAGCCGGATTATTAAGTGGGGCGATGCCCTTAGCCTTTACCTATACAATGGTAACCGTATATTTATTACAAGGCAGAAAACAAGCCATCACTACTAGCAATTATGCGTTATATGGTGCTATAATGTGGATTATATTTGCAAGTACTAGCCATGTATTATTAAAAACCAATTTAAATATCTGGTCTATCCTGGTAATTTCTACTGTCGCGTGGATAATAGCAGTGTATATTCTACTTAAGTTCGTTAAGCCAGAATAATGTGGCTCTACCGGCTGCGCTTCGGGGAACCAGCCGAGTTAAAAAGGCAGTGCGCATATACACTGCAAGCGATCCCAGCCTCTAAACGCTAAAACAGTCCCACTCCAAAGCTAGGTCGGCGCCGCAGCTCAACTGATGTGGATAGCGATTGACTGGGGGGATCCGGCGTCAGGATAAATTCCTCATTACAGCATGGACAATTGGCATTCTCATTCTCCTCCTCTGAAGTTGATATAGTATACCATTCGCTAATACATTCTTTATGAAAAGAGTGATCACACGTTAACGTAGTAATCATCTCATCCTCCGTATATATACTTAAACATATCGAACATAATTCAGGAACATATACGGTATTAGGGTCCATTATCATTGTACATGCCGTATGATATGTAGTACATTTGGGTTCACTATAGACGCGATTCTTCTTAAACATAATAAGAAGAATACCAAAAAGAAATAGCAGGAATATTCCCAAGGTTACCAAATAAAAATTGGACCTAGAAATAGTAATCGTCACATCATCATCCTTATACAAATCATCGTCATCCATATAATTCGTTTTTAGATCTGAGGTATTATCCGACATTGCATACTGTTTTACCATTTAAAAAAGAATTCAATTTTACGGGAACCAAATAATATCCATATACTATAATGAGTACACCGACTAATCCTAATCCATGTGGACAATATTTAAATGATACCGATTATTTACTGCATATGATACCTCATCACCAAGTAGCAGTAGATATAAGTATAGAAATGCAGAAGAAAAGCCACAATCCCATTATGCAAAACATATTAAGAAAACTTATTTGGACTCAAACTAGAGAGATTATCATAATGAAATCCTTTCTTAAAAAGTTACCTGATAATATCAGTAATAATAAATATAAAAGTAACAAACGATATATTAGTTCGGTTCTAGACTTTACCAAATTAGCATCTGATCCAAACGCGGAATGTAATCCTGAATTTTTTGATCCGGCCCTTCATAAAAAACACATGTCTCATATGAAACTAGATGAAAAAATGTATTTACAACATATGATACCTCATCACCAAGTAGCGGTTGATATGAGTAAAACGCTATTAAAATATACCAATAACGACTTTATGGTTCAGTTTTCTTACGGCATTATTAGAAGCCAACAAGTTGAAATCAATTATATGAACAACTTATTACAAAACTTACAAGGGTGGTCTTGGAATAGTCAGTTAATTAATTAACCGGATATTATCAAATAATATCCATATACTATAATGAATTGGTGTCTTCTCTCTTTATTTTTATGAGATTCAAATAGAGTCATACATCCTATATGAAAGGACAGAATAATATAAAACAAATAATCTTAGGAATTTTATAATAATCCATATTTATAAATATATAAATGTTCCGTGCTCGTAAAACGAACTCTTTTATTTAAGGTTCGTCTTTTTTTTCTACTCCAAACAGATTTAAAATCGGAGGGGCATTTTTGTTCTGAAATAAATATATAATTATTTTTACTCCACTTACGCATAGTATCCCAAAATTTATCATGATCAAATCCTCCAGTACTATATCCGGTTGTATGTTGATATGGTGGATCACAATATATTAACATATTTTGTGGTTTCCATGATAAATATGATTTATTATAAAATTTAATAGTTGGTTTCTGAATTACTGATTTAATTTTTTTTAAAGAATTTTTAACCTCTGTATAAAAATTTCGTCCACTACTACTTGCATATTTTTGAATATATCCGCTAAAAAATTGCCCACCAAAACTTAACCCAAATCCTACCACCGCTTTTAAAGAATTTGGTGATTTTGCAGATTTTATTGTTTTCCATTTTTTTTCACTCATGGTTTTAGGTAATTTTAATTCATCCTTTTTTAATTCTTTCCATAATTGAATAATATCAGGTTGTATATCTGAACCTATATGTTTTTTATAATCATATTTTACCATATATTTAAATACACCTAACGATCCACAAAATGGTTCTAAATAGGCATCAACCATATCGGGTGGCACTTTTTTTACTAGATATTTACTTATAGCATCTCCGATTTGATGTTTTGCGCCCAGATATTTCATTATATAATAATTATATAAAAACAGAAAAGAAATGAACCAACTGCTCTTTTCTTACTCAGCCATTTTGTACAACTCTTTTTACTCATATTCGCTTGATCTCGCTAATATGTTTCAACTCCGTTGAAGTAATATATCTCCAGCCACCATGTCCACCTACGCTAAGGAAGCATATTTGCTTTTTCCCACCGGTCTTTTGTTGACGACGAGAAGCCTGAGGCGTGTTCAAATTGCCTCCTCGCCTATTTGTAGTATTTACATATCCATGGTCTTGTAACATGCACCTCACCATGCCCTTATATGATTTTATGTCCTTGTATCCTGTACCCCACTTGGAATAAAGGAACTTGTAAATCTTGGACAATGGAACAAACTCCTTCTGGTCCGGCTTGAGAATAAGTTTGATGTCTTCGCATATTGCTTTCGAACGACCTGCCTTGCGCGAAGCCACAAATGACACTTTCCATTCGCCTTTGGCATCCTTGCCTATATCTTCTAATTTTTCCGCCATTTCTGCCTCCGCTAGACGTTTTTTCTTCTCTTCCATAGTGCCAGTTGTCTTCTCAAAATATTCTTCTAACAAACTATTCAAAATCGCGGGATTAAGCTGATCCTCGGATGCCTTCCTCTGATCCTCGGATGCCTTCCTAGCTGCTGACTTCTTCCTCTCTATCTGACCTCTATATAATGCTTGTAGTATAGTAAGCCCATTCTCCAGAAGGGCTTTTTCCAAACGTAAAATCTCTCGGCGCATTTGGTCGAAATTCATCAGTTCAACTTTTAATTGATGCGGTGTTAATAAGCTGGCTGGGTACTTTGTGTGAAGGGGGTGTAGGTTATATCGTTTATGCTGTGTTGTAACCTACGGGTATAGATCCTTTATAAGTTGAAAAGCATTTCAATTTTTTGAAAAGGATTTAAAAAGAAGGCGTTATAAGACCATTTCCGTTTTAATACCGATTTCTGTTTTATCGAGCGGGATAGATTGGTTGATCCTTGTTATATATATAGGATGAAACCAACGAAGTCGTTTTATCAAATAATATCCATATACTATAATGAATTGGTGTCTTCTCTCTTTATTTTTATTTATGAGTGCTTCTAATATTTATATTTTAAAAACACAAATGCTCTCCTTCTTTGACTCTTATTTTATGCGATTCATTTTAGGCATTCAAGTGATTGCTATTTATAGTTTATTCACAAAAGAGAGATATGGGTTATATATCACTCATATATTGTATATAACTACCCTTCTATTAGGTAGTATTTTTGCCGATAATAAATGTATCCTCTATTTAATTATTGCAATCATGGTTATTGCGAAGATTGCCGTCTATTGCGTAGGAGACTGTCCGTATCATACGGAAAGCAAACGATTAGAATGGTTTAGCGGAGGTGAAAAAAATACGATATTTACAGATAATGGGTTGTATATTACGTGTTTTATAATCATACTATATAGGTATCTGGATACCTTAACGAAAAAAACTCATTAGGGCATTTTCTATTGCGTAAATTATTATTTTTGCTATAAATTATTTGGTTTAATTATTTCTTTTCATAATGATACTTTCTACACGTCCCACATCTTAATTTCCTCATGTTAGATAATTATTTATCTCAGTTTCCCAGTCTTTAACCATATCTAATTCTTCCTTAGACATCTCACCGCCTTTTGATATCGCCTCAAGTAAGATTGTCCTTACTTTTTCGTCATCTATTAAATTTATCATATCAAAATCCGAATCCACCCACTCACCATACTTTAACTTGTATGCCAGCACTACCTGAGCAAACCCTCTTAACTGCATATTTCTTCGGTGTACCAGGTCACCTGTAGATCTTAGTTCTTGGACTTTCCACACTCGGTTTTTTCCTCGTGGGTGAGTGCAGTTTCCAAGGACTTCGAACGCCTCTTTAACCGTAATGAAGACTTCTTCCTTTTTCTTGTCGCTCTTTGCACGGTCATGTTGGACATGAAGTAGGGCTTTTACTCTATTACTTTTACGCAGGATGGCTGCTCTAAATATCTTCTCGGTATAAAGTTTCCAAGCAGCCATATTACGGGCGGATGTTTCTGACATTGTTTCAGAAGCGTAACTGGATAAAGAGTACATGGTGGGTACTTTCCTCTATAGGCTAAAAAGCATTTCAATTTTTAGGAGAGAATAAATTATTAGATATATATACGAGGAGAGTTATCTCTCCAACCTACCGCTATGGAAATGAATTAAAGCATAGGAAAATGATTATCTCCACCCGGCTGTAATAATTCAAAATAAGATTCCTCGTCGTTATCATAGGTTACCTCATATTTACTCGTTTCTTCCACAAAACGCACTACCGTTGATTTTACCCATGCATCCTTACCATTTCTATAAATTAATACATTATCTCCCGCATTATATAGGGTGGATATATTCGTATTTTGTATCGGGGGTGGAGCAAACGGCATAGGCTGTGGAGCGTCTTTTTTAGGCTGTAATTTCTGCAACGCAGCAGTAGAATGCAATACAACCGACTCTCCACCCTTTACTATCTTTCCCCCCGTATAATTTCCATCAAACTGAAAGTGTTCACTAGGATATCCAGTGAACGCTAACTCCTCCACCTTATCCTCTAAAAATTCTTCACATGCTAATTTAGGTCCGGGTAAAGGTGGCCAACCACAATCATCCACCAGTATGATTCCATTATTTACTACCTTTTTATATACCTTATCTAATGCATCACGAGTAGAAGTGTAAAAATCTCCATCCATAAACACAAATGCAATCTTTTCCGGATATTCTACCTCTGGAATGTCTTTAAACAATCCCGAGTGAATAATTGGTAACTCCAGAGAGAAGTTCTGAAATACGCTTAGGAATTGCTCCTTGGGTACTTGAAACATACCCGCATTAAATTGTCTCTCATCGGTGCTATGGTCTTTAGCGTGTTTCTCGGGCAAACCTTGCCAACTTTCATACACATGAAACTGTCTGTCACTCTTGTATTCATCCAGCATTTTTCGTATAAAAATACTGGTGGTTCCCACAAAACAACCAAACTCTACAATGTCACCCGGAATATTATTCTCCAACACATATTGCAAATGCTTTAGCACGCCATATATCTCATGATACCCCATCATATTCGTAATTAATGGGACACTATTCATTACGTTTACTATTCTCTCGTCGCTCATATACCTTTTTTATGTATGTTATTTTTAATATGTATTTTAACTATACATGCGCAAAACACGTAAAAATGTCCGCCGACATAATAAAACCCGATCTCGCAAACGGCGCGCAGGATCACCATCGTATTTAGAAAATACTTTTCAGAGATGGAGTGCTAAATATAATGCAGGGATTGATATCGACCAACCGATAAAAAAGTTAATCAAAGCCCAAAACAGCTTCGCTCGTGATATCGTCAATACCTTAGGCTTAAGAACCACGTCAGATACCTACAACCATTTTATCATTGCACTTTCTAAATTAACTGACGAGAAAGAAATTAAATCATATATAGATATTTTAAATCAGATTCAGACCGGAGATATACCGTTTTCCTATGTAAATGACAAAATAAAGTACCGTTATTGCAAGTATAAAGACCGGTGCACTCGGACCAATCCCTTACATAAAGTTCAGGCACATTATTTAGACTGGACATATCCTTTACTAGAGCAATTACATGAACTAAGGTAGGACATTATCATATTTTTTCAATATCTCTAAACATTCCTTGTAATGGTCATTTATCTTCTCGCATTCACCCCGGTTATGTTGCACGCAATCATCATATGCAGCTTTAAAATATCTACATGACACTCCAATGCTTCTAATTAATTCCTCTGTTGTTTCCTTTTCTATTGCTGGGGGAGAACCCAACACAGTATCTACGGCTTTATGGGCGATACCACTGCCGGTACCAAACGCAAAGCCTTGTCCTATCGTAGACATTAAATTACCAAATATGGATGGAGTAGAAGCGCCCACACGAGAATCGGTGGGAAGCGGTGGAGCAGGAGGTACCGGAGGCGCACGAGGACCCCCTCCACCCCCTGAGGTGCTTATAGGTCTCTTAGGTCTCGTAGCATTCATTGCCGCTACCGACATACCATCCGCCTGCATAAATTGCCATCCCCATCTATTACTAAATATATCAGTGTAGGGAGGCTTACTCATATAAATATATTGTACTTGTATATATTTAAATGAAAATATTTGTATCTATTGCCTCTTACCGAGATTCACAGCTGATCCCTACCATACAAGACTTTATGGAAAATGAATCCAAACAAAACACCATAATATATGGCATTTGTCTTCAAGATACTACCGAAAATCATCTCCTCCTTAAACAAACGTTTCCCTCTAATCTCAAAATTATTTATATGCATTATTCAAACGCAAAAGGCGTATGTTATGCTCGAAAACTATTGCAAGATAGTGTCACCGATGAAGACTATATTTTACAAATAGATTCTCATATGCGTTCTATACCTAATTGGGATGTCGCCCTCCTCCACAGCATTCGCGCAACGAAATGTACTAAATCACTTCTCTCTTCTTATCCACCACATTATGCGCTGGATGATACCGCCAAATCATATTTACAATCGAGCACCTACATGAATGTGACTAAATTAACTCTACCGATACGTAAAATGACAACCTTACATGGATGTGCTGGGGATTATTTAAATACAACAGGCGTTCCCATAAGAAATATTCATATTGCTGGAGGATTTTATTTTGCTCCGAGAGAATGGATTAAAGACTCGCCTTATCCTGGAGATTTATATTTTGAAGGAGAAGAGGACCAACTAACGGTATTATCCTATACGCATGGGTGGACGGTATTTTGTCCGGAGAAAGCAATCGTCTATCACTCTTACACTAATAATTTATCTGACTCACCCGAAAAATATAGACCATTACACTGGGAAGATCATCCGGGTGGAGGAAGTAATAAAGCATTTAATATACGAGATATTACCTTAGGAAATAAGCGGTCTTTAGAGAATTATTTCAAGGAACTGAACCAATTTACGGATAATTATAAGCAATTAGAGTTGCCTCCCATTCCATTGTATAATAATATCGCGTTTTGGCAATTACTATTTTTAGATGCGAACAATAAGGCATTACATACACAAATGATTCATAAAATAGAGAATAATATGGCTAATATAACAATGGACCAACAGACTCTCCATCAAACCTATAAAATAGAGATAGTTCCTATGGTAAATGATAATCTAACTAAAAGTACCATCATGAAAGAGAAGATTATCTATTCATTTGTGTAATTGATAATAAAATTGATAATAACATACCTACTATTCTCTCTGCATAACTCCATAAAATGATTGCAGTCACGCGGTTTAATAATGAAACTTGGAGACAAAACACTTCTTATAGAGAGAATCAATCCAATAGTGGATGTATTTATGGATGTTCTCTCCCAATTAATTCCTCCGTTCCTCCCGATACTATTATTTATGTCCTTGAAATGAATAATAGTACCAATAAAATAATGGGCATTGGCCGTATCAAAAATAAAAAATATGCCAGAGAGAACATCTATACATCTGGGGAATATAATAGACACATTTATAAAGGACATTTTCGCAAAGATGCGTCTAAATTTACTCCCCTTGAAACAAAACTAATGGAAGAATTTGAACAAATAGTATTTAAAGGCTCGGGGCATCTAAAGCGCGGTTCAGGAATATCGATACTTCGCACGCAAATGTATAGCCATGGCACAAGACCGGATAACGGTAAAATCATCCTCACCTATTTAGAGAGAAGTTTGAAACTAGCGGTTCTAGCCCCGTTAGTTGCCTTGGCACCCGGCACCCAGACGCGCCTAGCACCCTAATACCTCACATCTAGAATTATCCTTTGGTGAATGAATGGTCGGACACATGGACTTTCGTTTATGCGAGGATGTCTGCGTTAATCGCGGAGTACATTTAATATGCACCATTTCATCGGCAAACTCTAACGCCAGTATGTTTTTTCCAACTATATACCAGTCCTTTTCCATTTTTTTCACTGCCTCGTCCCGTGAAATACTGGAATGACGTAAGATAGTATCTATGTATTCCTGCTCTAATTGATGTTGATATTGGTGGGGTTTGCCATAGGTCATATTATGAAACATTAGTTTGCTATATGGCAGTATATATCGTTTATTACATCCTTGGAAAATTGCTCCTGCCATACTATATGCCTTATGCGTTATACACGGTAAATCATATGCTTGTATTTCATTTATTATACGGTTTCCAGCCTCTACTGACCCACCAACACTATCTATATATACATAAGAATCTTTAGTTTTTTCTTTGTAGGCAAATTCCTCCGCCATTTCAGAGTTTATTACCCCATATATAGGTAGTATATTATCCACGTCTAATGTTATTGTTCTATAAGCCATAATAAAAAAGAACAAGAATAGCATAATAATTTTATTATATACTCTTTATATTATATACTATTATATTAATGGCTGAAATTACCTCCGTCGCTGTATTAATTACTACAACCGCTGCGGCTATAGTAGCGGTTATTGCCCAGGTGCAACACAGCCGATGCATCACTATAAAATTATGTTGCGGATTATTTCAATGCTCTCGTAAAGTTCCTGATGTTGAGGAGAACACTACGGAAGATACCCCGCCTCTACAAACTATTCCCGATTAATAAGTAATTAAATATAATGACATTATTTATTATATGAACGAGTCGATTAAGGAGTATACTATAAAGGACTTAATAAATATGTTCAAACTATCTATCCCATTAAACAAATTTGAAATCCAATCAGTAATGGATACATGGTTAAGAAGTGACAAAAACAATACTATTGTGGCACAGCGATTTATAAAGGCTGCGAGTAATAAACTATTAAACAGTCTAAAAACCCCAACAAGGCATGAAACCACCACCTATAGTTACGACTCACATAGTGTTTTAATGCAATTAAAACAACCCAAGGTAAACCAAACGTATGAACTAGATTCAGTTAAAGATTCTTTAAATCCAACGTTTCAAAATACCGTTACACGCATTATCAATTTAGATAGTAAATATCGTGAAGGGTCTTATCCTTTGCTAGATCCTATTACGGGTCTAGATGTAACATATGATTTTGCAACCAACCCGGTGAATAACCCTTCTGTATGCTTAGAACCCGATAAACTTTCCTCTACCGAATACACCGCATATTTATCTACTACATTAACCGATGTTCTATCTTTAAAAATATATCATATTTCAATACCATATTTATGGTATAATATAGATGAGGTATATGGTACTAATGTTTTTAACTATAGAATGTCCTTTACCAATAGTAATTCTAGAGATGAAAATACTGTAACGATCCCTTCAGGCCATTATAATTTAACAGGAGATAAAAATAATATCTATAACGTTATTAACGAGAAATTGAAACCAATAACCCCCTACCTGAGGTTTGAGTTGGATCCTCTTACCCGCAAAACAAAAATTAATTATTATAGTACCGATTTTTCCGGCATTTATACCAAACACAATATGTCTTTTACAATATTATGGTTTGATATAATAAATCGTAAGAATGAAAATACAAAATCTAATAGTAATTTAGGATGGAAACTAGGATTTCGTAGAGAGGTTTCCTATATTAATAATCAAGAACAACTAGATAATAGTGGTAACTTTAATCGTTCGGGTACACCAGCTTGTTGTATGGATTTTTCTGGTGGGTTCTCTCCTTTGGGAAGTAGTATATTTTTAGAGATTCGGGGGGAGGATAATAGATATTATAACAATGATAAAACGATATCTTGTGATACATCTTTCATTTATTATAAAAATGAACCGGTATATAAAGTAGCTTCTAATACGTCTATTACATATCTATCCGGTCCGCATAACTCCCCGGGTAATATAATGCGAGAATATCCGGCGGTATCCAATGTGTATCTTAATAAAGTATATAAATATACTGCTATCAGTGAAGCACCTGCTGATTTACTGTTAACCAAATATTTATTATTAGGTTTAGAGGATTATAATAATAATCAATTAAATAGTGGATTAATTTCTATCCAATCTTCCCGTTCTACTGAACAAAATGTCAATATAAATTCTAGAAAGTATGGATTAAAAGTCGCACAATGTCCATCAGGAAATAAAAATTATTATCAATATAATACCGGGTTAAGTAATGAAATTACTGGAATAACAAAGGCTCAATTAGCCACTGTAAATGCTATCGCAAAACATAAAAACATACCAACCAATAAAACCTCCCCCCCGTCAGACAATATTTTTGCTATTATACGTATACCCAATGATATACAATATGGTCAACTTATTACAGATAATAATATTATCTTATTAAACAATCAGAGAACTTATTTCGGACCATGTTCTATAGGAAGTTTCAAAATAAAACTCATGACCGAGGATGGAAATACCCTTAATTTAAATAAAACGGACTGGTCGTTTGCGCTTATATGTAAACAATTATATCAATACTAAGATTCACTATACCTAGTCATATATATACCTAACTACCAAATCCTTTTTTTGAACCGCAACTCTTAAATAAACGGAGGAAACTTAATATGTATTTTATAGAATATTAAATCCTATAATATATAGTAATTAAAGTAATGCTAATGCAACCATATAAATCCGGTAGAAAAAAACCTATAAATACCCATAAGGTCAACAATACCATACCGATTTTTAATATATTACAGTATCAAAATAAGTGTTTAGAATATTTACCTATTATTAGAAATATGCATATTCCAACCATTAAACTAAATCAGTATAATGAGGCGTTCTTTATAGAATTCCGTTGGTTTAAACATATTGAATTTTTAGTAAGAAATACTATATTAAAATTGCCGACATGGAGTCATACCATCGTTTGTGGTAATAATAATATAGTCCAAATAATGAATATGTGTGCTACAATCTCTCCAACGATTCGTATTATTCATTTGGACATTAATAATATAAATATTATGGAATATTCTAAGTTGCTTATGACTAAGGTATTTTGGAATAGATTTCATGGAGAAAAACTATTATTATATCAATCGGATAGTTATTTATTTCACGGAAATATAGAGCCTTTTTTAGAGTATGATTATGTAGGTTCCCCCTGGCCGAAATCCTTCACTTATTCTGTAGGAAATGGGGGGTTTTCATTGCGCACAAAAAAAACAATGATAGAGTGTATAGAAAAAGCAAGGGATTTAGAAACTGATATCGAAGAAGATGTATTTTACGTAAAATACATCACTTTGTTTAATATTGGAAAAATTCCCCTGTTTGAAAAGGCCCAATCATTTGGAGTCGAATTCTGTGAAGGTAATAACCCAGTAGGCGGACACAAGATATTTAGACCAGATTCTAATTTAACCCCTGCTTATAAATCCCTCCAAATATCACCTATTAAATCCAAAAATATGGTATGGAATAAATATATCGGTTATGGTATAGCACATCAAGTAATTACCATAAAAAATTCCAATGATACGATATTTTTGATCGATAATATAAATAATTATTTTAATCAGTTTAACTATCATAAGGAATGGATTGGAATTATACATGAAGAGACCCTTGATTTAT